AATTCAACACTTTTGAATTTTGCTTTGGTGACCAAGAGAAAGAGGATTTCATTAAGACCCAAAGCAAGCTATGGGCAATGGTGGTTTCGGGAGAAATCCCAACCCCAGAAAGTGTTGAGCAAACCAAACTTGCCTACCCCGCCTCTACACCCGATACAGTTATTACAGCTACTCAAACAATTGAACAAGCCGTTGAGTATTTGCGACAGGCTAAGAGTCAAATTAAGACACTTGAGGAAAAAGCAAATGTTGTGGAATTACAGATACGCAACTTGATGGCTGATAAGGCTGAAATTCGTGCTGTAGACGGGACTACGCTTGTCACATGGAAAAGTGCAGCAAGTAGCAAGCGATTCTCTGTAGATGCGTTTAAAACAGCTATGCCAGATGTTTATAGCAAGTTTATCGTTGAAATGCCCGGTTCACGCCGGTTTTTAGTCAAATAAGGGGCACTTATGAGTAACGAAACGCCGTTTTCGAGCATGACGTTAAGAGATTATTTAGCGGCTCAATGTTTAGAGAGAGTAGGGTCATATCCTGAACCTATCAGTTTAGACCAAGCTGATAGTCCTGATTTTTATAAATACTGCACTTGGGCAGCAAGAGCTGCTTATTTGATGGCTGACACGATGCTTATCGAACGTGATAAAAACAAATTTAAGGATTTGACATGAGCAACATTATTCCGTTTCAAGATATGCAGAGCATGGCTACCGCTATCGCTAAATCAGGCTTATTCGGTATGAAGTCTGAAAACGAAGTTTTAGCATTGATGGCTGTAGCTCAAGCTGAAGGTTTGCACCCAGCCACGGCAGCAAGAGATTTCCATATTATCGGCGGCAAACCGGCTCTTAAAGCTGACGCAATGTTGGCTCGATTCCAAAATGCTGGCGGTAAGGTGGAATGGACAAAATACACAGATGCGGCTGTGACTGGTGTATTTAGTCATCCCAATGGTGGCTCAGTCACGATTGATTGGACATTAGAGCAAGCGCAACGTATCGGGTTAGTAAAGCCCGGCAGTGGGTGGCAAAAGTTTCCCAGAGCAATGTTGCGTAGCCGTTGTATCAGCGAAGGCATCAGAACCGTGTTTCCGGGTTCTGTGACGGGTTTTTATAGTCCAGAGGAAGTGCAAGACTTTGAGCCTAAAACAAAGGATATGGGGCGTTTTGACGCTGTACCCTTAAAACCACTCGAACAGATAGAAGAAAACGCTGTAGAGGACGTTTTAGAGCCTCCTGAAGCCATTGGCACGATTCCTCTCATGGTTCCCGATATGGAAGAACCGTATTTGATGGCTACAGACACGGAAAATTGGATTTATCAATTTGCTTGTCTTTGCGAAAAGATTGGAAAATCGAAAAAACTTAATGGCGGGGAGAGAAAAGAGAAATGTAAAGCTCTAGCCCGTGCCAACGAAGGTTATATCGAAACCTTTAACAGTATCCAGAAAACAATCCTTAACCAAGCAATCGCCAACGCAGGAGAGCAAAATGGCTGAATATCAGAGCGAATTCAAAGTACCCGATGGAAAAGCATATTGTTTCCAAGTCAAAGAACGTAAGAGCGAATATGCGCCTGAGTTTAAAGGCAACATGGTGCTCACCCGTGACTACAAGGCAGGTGAAACAATCAAGCTGGCAGTGTGGGCACAGACTACTAAGACTGGTAAGCCTTGGATAAAGATTGCAGAGGAAACAGACGCTTGGAAGAACGCTGATAACCGTCCTACGCAGTACCCCAAGGAAGTTAATGTTGACGATGGGGATGTGCCATTCTAATGCGCCACGTTCTGCACTTACCCTACCCGCCTAGCATTAACAATTACTGGATAGCCTCTGGTCACAGGAGGTTTATCAGTAAGCGTGGTCGTGACTTTAAGTTAGCGGTACAAGAGTATGTTGCAGTGCAGCAATTAGAATCTTTTGGTGGGGCGATAGTGGAAGTCAATATTATCCTGCGCCCAAGGAATCTGAAGTTGATGGACATTGACAACTGCGTAAAGCCTATTCTTGATGCTTTGCAAGACGCAGGATTGTTCGATGATGACAAACAAGTCGGTCACGTTTCGGTACGCAGGGGCATACCGATAGCAGGTGGTAAATGTATCGTGGCTGTAGAGCTTCTCAGTGCCCCTGAGAGTAGCGAACTCTGACGCTGTTACGAGCCATCCCCGGCATGGTATTCAGAGTAGCCGGGACTAACACTCACAGGGGATAGCAATGAACGAACACTTATTAGCAGAAGCAAAGGCACTCCAAGCAGACCTTAAATGGTTCATTGGTGCTTGCAACACTATCGCTGAACAAGACGCACAGATGCTTGTTCACTTATCCAACGTCATGGTCGAGCTTATCAAGGGGTACGAAGATGCAAACACCGTACAGCACTAGTACAGGGGTCAAGATAGGTAGTCGGTACACCAAACCACTACACAGAGAATCAGACCCAGATATGCTGGCTTGGCAAACCGCTATGGCTCCTCCGTTGCAGAAAGAATACAAGCATTGGGGCAAAAAGATTGTTGTTTGTATTCTTATATCCGGTTTAACTTTTATGTATTGGAGCATTTATGGGTAAGTCACTCGAAGTCAAATCAGGACAGAAAATATTTATTGCCACACCGATGTATGGCGGTATGTGCGCTGGGGTATACACCCAAGGGGTTCTGAACCTTGGCACTCTGTTGCGAGAGCATGGCGTGGAATCGTTAATGAGCTTTATGTTTAACGAATCATTGATTACCCGTGCCCGTAACGCTCTCACGCAAGCCTTTCTGAAGTCAGATGCTACGCACCTAATGTTCATTGATGCAGACATTCACTTCAATCCGCATGATGTTTTAACCATGCTTGCCTCTGATAAAGATGTGATTGGTGGCATTTATCCTAAGAAAGAGATTAACTGGCAGACAGTACGCAATGCTATTGCTAATGGTGTCGAGGATAAAAACTTGAAGTACCACACAGGCAGCTTTGTGGTGAACTTAGTGAACTATGCACCCTCTGTGACTGTTCCAGTAGACGAACCCGTAGAGATTCAGAACGCAGGTACAGGGTTTCTACTAATAAAGCGTGAAGTATTCGATAAACTTAAGCCTCACGTTCCTAGCTACACAAATGACGTAGCAGACCTTGGGAACACAATCAAAGGGGCTGAAATTATCCATGAATACTTTGCAACAAGCATCGAAGAAGGCACTAACAGGCTTTTATCTGAGGACTATCACTTTTGTTCAATCTATCGCAAGATTGGTGGACAAATCTACGCAGCACCGTGGGTGGTATTAGCGCACATGGGTACATACGCCTTTGAAGGGCGTTTGGTTGCAGCAGCATGAGTGGAACACTTAACTTTACTCAAGACTGGTTTAGTCACAACATCCCTAACTTTCAAATCATCTCTAAGATGTTGCCAGATTGCAACAACGTCCTAGAAATAGGATGTTTTGAGGGTAGGGCAACTTGTTGGATGCTTGAGAATATGTTGCCGCTAGACGGACGTATCGTGTGCGTAGATACGTTTAAAGGCTCAGAGGAGCATGACAAGCTAGACCTAAGCGAACTATTTCAACGCTGGAAAACAAACATTGAATGGGTACGCAAAGAAGGTCAGACCTGCTCTGGGTTTATTGGTAAAAGCTATGATGTACTAGCTCAACTTATTACTGATAATCAGAAATTTGATTTTATCTACATTGATGGCAGTCATACCGCCCCCGATGTAATGACAGACGCTTGCATGGCTTGGGGACTGCTTAAACAGGGAGGCATCATGCTGTTTGATGATTACCTATGGCAAGATGTGCCGGGCTTGCTGCATCGTCCCAAGCTAGGCGTAGATTTCTTTACTACGCTGTTCTCAGAGCAAAACGAACTGTGCTTATTAGGCTATCAGTACGCTTTGCGTAAACTCTAACGCTTGCAACCCCACCTGCGCCTTGCTGCTTTACCACGTTCGCCTTTCCATGACTTAGAACGTGCACAGAACGACTTATGGCGTGGGTTCTTTGGGTCTTTAGTCGGTGCTTTAAGTTTACTGCCTGTTGCACGATTTGTCTTGGCTCGACCTTTAGCCGTTAACCCAGCACCCCTGCTTACAGGTAATTTCTCACCTCTACCAACAGAAAGATTTGGGTTTTTGCTCATGGCTTATTGCCGCCTACTGGATACGTTGCTCCTACAGGAGCTTGTGTAAACGCAATTTCACCCGGCACAACATGGTTTGCTGTCCAAGGGCTTTCCATCACAGGACCATAGCAGCTTGCCAACGTCACACCATTAACTTGTTTGGCTTGTTTCTCGCACAAAAACGACCACATATTGCTCATGCCGGTATCAGGTGTTGTGCCAACCGTAAAACTACGAAACTCTGCCGGTGCAACAGCCCAACTCGGTGCTTGTGGATAACTTGTGACTGGCGGTACGCCAAACAATGACCAGACTTTACCTTTAGGTGCATCACAAGAGCCGTTCATCAAATCCATGTTGGCAATAGAGTCACCCGTTAACACCGGACACACAGCCATGCCCTCTTTAAACGCTTTGCCGTTGACTTTGATAAGGTTGCCAGTAAGCGTGGTGCTAGAGGCTGCACACAAAGCGTATTCACCCTTACAAATAGCAATGGTCTGAGCTTGGATAACGCAAGGAAGTAGAACAAATAAGGCTGCTAAGAGTTTCATTAAGACACCATTGAGAGTGCTGTTTCGTGAACATGGGCAATTCGGTTAAGCCACCCTTTTTCATACGTTGCGTTATGTAAACTTTTGTACCATGCTTCTTTTGAGGCTGTGTATTTCTCAATCAATTCTTTAGGGTCTTGTGTCACGGTTGCAGCAAAGGTAATCGGACCCACACCGCCATCTGGCGTTGTTCCAACCGCTTCTTGCAAGCACATGATAGCCCTGCCCGGTCCTGCATTGACCGCAAAGTCAAATAGCAAGTAGTCTAGACCGCTAGGCATCTTGTCACCCCATACTTTGTCCCAAAACATCTTTTTGTACAAAGGCTTTACATCGTCACGGGTTAGTGACTTCATTTCATCAATCGTAGCTTTGCGTTGCACATAGATTTCCCATGTCATCATGGTTACGCCAAGGTTTGTACACCCCGGTCTGCCATCAGGCATATGGTTACCAGTATCTCTTGTGTCATCAGAAAACCCACCCTCTGAAACCATGACTAAATCAAATGAGTTGTCCCAATTACTTTGCATCGTCTTTCCCTATTTTGATACCGGCAATCGTGCCAACAAACGCCCCCACAATCATGTTGAAGGCTGGGTTAATCAACTTAAAAATCTCAGCGTTATCTACTAATGGGTCAAACAACCCAATCAATACTACGCAAACTGTTGACAACAATACAACAGCAAGCGATACACAACAAATAATAGTGATACGGTCAGCAACAGTCATTTAATGCTTTGCACCCATTTCTGCAATTCAGTTAATTGGAGCGTGGTTTCAGCGCAACGTCTAATAAGTCCTGTGTCGGTGGCGGGGACATTAGGGCAGACGGTGGGCTTGGAAACGGTGGGCACGTTACTGCTACTGGTACTGGTGTCGAGCACCCTGTCAGCATAATAATTATGCACAGCAGCAAGCCTACCTTCATATTCATTCTTGATTGAATCCGATATAACTTCATGCTCTTTCACCTTTGCTTGATTGATGACTTCTTGCGCTTTTCCAACAGCCGCAACTTCTGCTTGATACGCTAATAG